CGCGGTTTCATTCGATGTAGCGAAACCCCTGCACAGCGCGCAAGTGCCCCGCCATGCCCCCTCTCAGCCCGACCTGCTTTCTTGCCCCGCCATATAGAAGGCATGAGGTCTGCATCCATTGATCATGCGCGCGCAACCGGCGACACAGGCCCGGATGCGATGTGTTGATCAGGGTGGGCATCGGGCGCTCAAACCGGTTGAGGCCGCGCCGCCAGAGGGCGGCAACCTCAGTGAGAAACCGCAGCCCAATTCCCAAGCCCTGCCACTCTGGCAAAACAACAAAGCGGCAGGCGCGCGCCTCGCGCAGGCCGGGGCGGGGCGTAACCGCCAGATGGGCCACATCGACCCCCTCGGCGCGGGCGAGATAGAAGCTCCCGGCGATCACATTATTGGTTTTCAGGTAGTGATGCGGCTCAAAGGCGGGCCAATGGGAGCCGTCGGTTTGGTGGATTTCGACCTCAAGGCTGGGGCATCGTCGAAGACGCCTCCATGCAAATTCGCCGCCGCGTCCGGTGTCGATTACCCAATCCGGCTGCAGCCAGTCTTCCACGTCATCATGGCAAGCCACGGCGACAAACTGGCCCGGCCCGCGCCGCCACGCTTTGCCAAAGGCTCCGGCGGCGATGGTGGCCACGCGGCGGTCAATGGCCGAGGTGAACTCATCCATCACAAAGAGGCCGGGGCGCTCGCACAGGACGCGGGCAAGATCGGCGCGGAATTTCTCGCCGGTTGAGAGGGCCGCATAGGGCCGCAGCCATGAGGGCACAGAGCCAAGGCCCACAGCCGAGAGGGCAGCGGTCACCGCATCAAACGATCCGCCCGGCGTGATCTCGTCCACGATGGCCCCTTTGCCCGGCCAGCGGTTGGCGCATTTGAGGCGGCGCGCCCCAAAGAGTGCGCGGGCAATGGAACTCTTGCCAGATCCCGAGGGGCCTTTGATCAGGCCGATCTGCCAAGGGCGGTCCTTCAATGGGGCTTCCAGTGAGATTTTGAAATCTGCGTCGCCTTCGACATTGAAGAGGCTGGACACGCGCGCGGCCCGGTAGGTGTTGGGCAAAGGCGAGCGGTGGTGAACCGTGATCTGGGTCATGTGTTCACCACCTTGCACTTGAGGCCTTCAGCGGTCAGCCGGTCAAAGAGGGCGATCTGCGCCGCCTCATCTTTGACAATGACAATAACGCCGAACTGGCGCTTATAGCGGTTTCCCTTTGGTTTCCCGTGGGTATCAGCGGGAAGTGGGGGCAGGGGAATGTCTTTGGATTTGGGCACTTTGCCCGTCCTTTCCATCACGCTCCGGGCGTTCTGGTGAAGGGCTCAAGGGCCTCAATTCTAGGTGAGACCGGCACCGGGGGCACTTGATCGATAGCACCCCAGACAATGCGCCGGGTTCGAATTTGAATAGCAGTTTGCGGCATGCGCCACAACGTTGCTCTTGTAGTTGCAACTGGAATCACTCCATGAAAGCGCCGTCCTCGAGGACAGGAGGCGGCCATGAAGCTTGGTTGGTCGGCGGGGTCGCTTGTGAGAATGTTGGCCCCGTGCAGATTGGCGCTTGCGCCCGTCTGCCCTCCGCTACTGTGAAGCCTTTGAAGGGGCGTTTAAGCCCCCTCAAAGGCCCTTAAATCGCAGCGAGAATAAAGGCGAACAGCTCGTCATAGCGCACGCCTTGCCGGTCGTGGTACTCGGCCCCCTCCGGGGCTTCCTCGGCGCTGGCGAAGGTTTGCAGTTCTGTGCGGGCTTCCGTCAGGATCTCCAGCTCGCCGGTCTCCACTTGTTTTTTCACAAGCACGACCATTTCTTTTTCGACCTGTTGAACCTCGCCAGTCGGTTCGCCGTGCTCATCCAGCACCGGCTCCTCAACCGTCACGGTGTGGGTGACCTCTTCCTCCACCTCTTCCATGATGGGTGCGGTTTCGGCGGGGATTTCCACCTCGGCAGACCACCATTCATCCCAGCACAGAACGCCATAGCGCCACGGGTCCAAACCCTCATCTTCAAAGGCGGCTGCAAGCTCTTGCGCAATGACACCAAAGTGCCAGCGGGCAGCGTCGCCCTTCTTGGCTACGGCATCTCGCAGGCGGTATTTTTTCAGGAGGCCCTTAGCCGCCAGAGCCACGCGGCGTTCGGCTTCGTCCAAGTCTTGAATGTCTTGCTTGCTGCGCGCGTCGGACGTGTTGATTGTACCTGTTGCGGCGTAGACAACATCCCACCGATACGAGGGGAAACCACAGTTTTGTACACCGTCAGAACCCGGTCGAAACGTGCCATCAGGTGTTATGCGAGCCGCCTGCGTTCCCCCGGTATAGAAACTTACCCCGCCGTCAGTACCCGTGGAGCCTCTACCTTCCAGCAACAAGTCATATGACACAATTCCAACGGAACCAATAATGTCATCACGCTGCAATCTTATCCGGCTATCGTTGGCGCTTGATCCTCGAATGTGTAGGGCGTTTACCGGCGAAGTGGCCGCCTGACCAATGCCAAGGTAACTACCAATCGGCACGTTAAGCTTTATGTCATCTTTGCCAATCTCTAGCGGGCGTGTGGCCTGAACCTCAATCAACAGCTTTGGGTTCGATGCGTTGGATGCCGGGTCGACTTTTGCGTATAGGTGACCACCGGTGCTGTTGCCACTTAGGGTGTGCTTCACACCGGTATCAGCGTCGGTAAGGTTCAGGTACGGGCCTGAGTTCCGAATTTCAATGTTGTCAGGCGTGACGCCCGCGCTGTTGACAATGATAGCCTTTTCCCAATCCGACCAACCGTAGGTCTGGGTCTTATGGCGTGCAAATATTTGTTGAGCTTCATGTCCTCTCGTCACAGCAATCTGCACGTAAGCATCGGCTGAGCGTACAAGGTGCTGTACGACAACAGGACCGGCTGGTGGACTGTTTGCAATCCCAGCTTCCCCGCCACGCCAAAGGCCAGTTGTTGCTCCAATATCATTAAGATCGTTGTTTGGCGGGATTAACGCGACGCCGCCCAAACCAAACGCACCCACTTTCATGAGTTTATCTTCGGTCGCATCTGAGAGGCTCGCCTGCACCGCCTTTCCTGAAGCCTGCCCGCCTTTCATGCGCAGCTGCCATTCATCGCCCGCCTTCAGCCCCACCTCATTGGAGGAAGGATTGCCCATGCCGGTGTCACGGTCTGCGTTAAACACAATGTCGCCTGTGAACCGCCCCTGACCTACGGTGTCATAAACACCCTGATAGTTGCTCAGGAGCTGCTGCAGCGCCGCTGCAAGGTCGAGGTTATGCGAGCCGGTGGGGAAGACCGCATACGCCTGTCCCGCCGCGGTCGCGCCCTGATAAGGCGTTTTGAGTGTGACGGTGTCTGCGCTATCAACGGTCAGGATCTCATAGACCCGACCGTCTGGGCCGACAAAGCCCCAGCCGTTTTGCATCGCGCCAAACCAATCGGTGCCCGCGCCGGTGACGGTGGCGTTGCCATTGGTCACAGTGACCGTGCCTGATGATACCCAAGCCATTATTGATTTTCCTCTTCAGGGGCAGAAAGTTCGAAGTTTTCAGTTTGGTAAGGCCAGAGGCGGACACGCACCTGCACGGTGCTGCCAGCCGCAATGCCGGATTGTGCGAGCGAGAACTCGGTGACGGACACGGGCAAGTCGGAGCCGTTGATCTGTACCACGGCCTCTGCCGGGATCTCAGAGACGGATGCGCCATTGATCGACAGGCTCATTCTGGGCCGCTCTTGCAGCACGCCGCCGGGCACATAGTGCGTGACGTCTGAGTGCTTGCCGTCGAGATAGCCGGTCTCGTCGTCGTCAACCGGCGTATAGGTCTCGGGCACATCCAGAGCGCGAAGGATTGCGCCGGTCTGTTTTGAGTAAACGGAAATCTCTTTGCTCATCGTTTGGTTTCCTCAACTTGCAGAAAGCGATTGAAGACATGCGCCGAGGCCGACATGCTCCCCGCCTTCAGGCGAGCATGCAGAGAGACCCGATGCGTTCCCTCACCCGGCGTGACTGTCATCATGATGGTTTTCAGGTCGGCGTAGAAAATCGGCGTCGGCACAATATGCGCAGATGCGGTGCCTGACACGGCGATGTTGACCCATCCGCCGCCCTCACCGACATATGTGCTGCCGCGTGCAGTAAACCCTACTGGGTAGCTCTGCTGCTGCATGAAGATCCCGGCGCTGACCGTGAAGACACGCTGAGGCGCACCATTGACGCGCACCTCGATCTCTATGGCCGAGGCCCCATCGACCTGAATATTCGCCTGCAACGACATGGTGTTGCCGGAGCACTCCACATTGTCGATTGCGAGCACTTCTTGGTAGCTCGAGGACAGGTAGAAATCGGACCCGGCAAAAGCCGCGAAATTGTTGGTAATCGCGCCCTCTGCGATGTTGGCGGTGTGGATGTCCGCGCGCCCGATGATGGCCCTGCGGACATAGATGTCCTCCATGTAAACGCCGGGCGGGTAGTAGATCTCGTCAATCGTGCGCCCCACGGTAAAGACCGAGAACGGCACGGTGAGGGACGATCCGTCCGGCGCGGAAATCGTGAAGCTATCGGCGGCAAAGGCAACGGAGCTGCTGACCGCGCCATCGTCACCCGCTTCCGCTGCGATCACCATGCCGGTGGCCACGCCGTTCACGTTCACGCGCAGCATGTGCCGCCCTGAGATACCGTCGACACTCTCCGAGAGGGTTTGCACGGTTGCGGTGTTTTCATCGACCGTTGTGGTCAGAGTGTTCAGTGACGCGGCAAGGGCCTCGCCCTGAGAGGCGCGGGCGAGGCTTTCCTGCTCGATGAGCGCCATCGCATTGTCGATAGACGCGCCAATCTGCACAGACCGGATCGCGAAGGCCTCGCGGTCCTCGGTCACTTTTGCCCGCAGATCCTCGGTCGCATAGGCAATGTCTTGGCGGATGCGTTCACCATCGGCGTGAGCCTGCAAGAGGCTTGCCAGCGTCTGCTCTGCGGCCTCCTCATCGGCGGCCAGAAGGTAGCGCGTGTCTGCGACGGTCTGGGTGAGCTGCGGCCCGTCAAAGGCACTAATCGCCACCTCGGCGGTCTGAACGCGGCCCTGTAAGACATCTAGCTGCGTCTGTTCGGCCTTGAGATTGATGGCAGTCTGCGCCGCATCCAGATCGGCCTCGGCGGTCGAGAGCCGCGCCCCGATCCCGTCAACCTCGGTCTGCGAGGCGCGCAACGCGAGATCCGCATTGATCGCGTCCAGTTCCACTTCCACCGCGTTGACCTGCAATTGCAGATCCTCGACCAGCGGGAGCTGCGTCGGGTCCGTCAGGGCCTTAGTGATCTCCCCGCGCACCCATGCTTCGCTGGCAGAGAGGGCGATACTGGCCTCAGCGGCGCTCAGGCGGATTTCAGCCTCGCTGATGCGCTCGGCCTCTTGCTCAAGCGCATAAATCCGCACCTTGCCGGTCTCTGGATCTGTCACGATCCCGGCGTCTGCGAACTTGCCGTCCACCTCAGACAGTTGTGTCGTCACCCACAGCACCTGATCGCCAATCATGGCGACCGCCTCGGACACGGTGCGCTGTTCCGTGGCGCGCAGATCCACCTCGCGTTTCAGCGGCTGGATTTCATTAATGACCAGATCATCATCGAGGGCGGCGGCAACACTTGCGGCCTCATCCCCAACCGCGTCCCAGACGTCATCGTCCAGTGCCCCCGGATTGATCCGCACATCAGGCGTTGTGACGGGCAGCCACCCAGACCACTTGGTCTGCCGCGTGGGTGCGATGGCTTTGCCGCGTACTTCATAGTCAGCATTCGGCTGCACCGGGTGGTGGCGGTAGTTGCCCCCCGCGACATTGGTGGTGCTGACGGTGTCGGCCTCGGCTTCAGGTCGGCCCTGCACGCGGATCTGGAAGGTCAGGCCGGTGCAGGTGTCAGACAGCCGACCGTCCCAGACAATGCGGATTGCGGGCGCATGGGCCTTGCCATCCGCTGCCGTAATGGTCTCACCGGCAACGGCCAAGCCGACCACGCCCGCGTCGGTCACGGGGATCGGGCCGGTCGGGTGCGGTGTCTCCGGCAGCTCCAGCGCCGGATCGGGGTCAAAGTCTGTCGGGTCGGTTTCGCGCAGCGAGAGGGAAACGTTCAGCGTCTGCAGGTCATAGGCCGCCTCGGTGATGCGGAAGGTCTTGGCGTCGTAGCCGTAGTCCTGAAGGCTCAAATGCACATTCTGCAGCGGACGCAGGCGGGCGTATTCACCGGGCAGGGGCAGGCGGTGGGTCCGAAACCGGCGGTTTTCCCGCAAGAGCGCATCAGTGAGCTGGCGCGCTTGTTCGGCGCTGTAGACCATTGGCAGGTTCAGCTCGAAGAGTTTCTGGCGGCCATCCTCTGCGACCCACTCGTCTTTGACGATGGTTTCCAGCGTGGAGGCCTCCCACAAAGAGGCCGGGCTGGTGTAGGTCGTGGTGACCGCGTTAAAGGTGTTTTCAAGGCCGGGAAACGGGTCGTGCTGCCACGCCTGCGAGATCAGAACGTCATCATCGGAAATCGTAGCCGAGGCGGCGGTGGCGCTGCCGACAATCGGATACCAATAGCCGCCGGTCTCGACGATCTGGGCATTCGCGGCGGAAAACAACTCTTCCAGAAAGTCGGCGGGGGCCTCTTCAAACTTGACCTCAAACCCGGCTTCGAACTGCGCGCGGCCAACCCCTTCAATGCCAATATCGCAGGCGTCCATGGCCTCGGCCCACTCGGTATAGGGTAGGTCTTCAGCCGGAAACCCACCGCCCCAGATATCGCCACCCGGTAGGGCGATGCCGCGCAGGACATTGTAGGCAATGACCAGGGGATTGGTGGTTTGATCCCAGCTTGCCGGATCGTTGAACCGGTGGGAGCCGTTGCCGCCCATGGTGCTGTCTTTGCGGATGTCATAGAGCGGCGGGCCGTCCAGCTCAAAGGCGTATCTCGGCACGCCGCTGGGATAAAGATGATCGCGCCGGTAGAAATAAAGCACCGCATAACAGGTGCCGGTAAGGATGTGGTCGGCAGTCCATGGCCGGTCGGCAACGCCGCCGCGCCAGTTCACCAGATGACTATGCGCGGTGGTTTGCGTTCCGTCATAAAAGGCGATGTAGCCGTAAGGAATGCCCTCTTCCGTCTTTGACAGGATCGGGCGCAGACCAAGGCTATCGACCGGGCCAAGGTCGGCATATGCCCCGTCGAGGATAAGATTGCGCAGGGTAGCGCCGGGCAGGTCGCCCAGTTCGACAACATGCGCGAGCCACTTGTTGTTTTCGTCATAGCTGCATTGGTAGACCAGATGCCCGCGTGTCGCGAAACGACCCAAGACCGTGGCCTGTGGCTCGGTCCCGCCGCTGGTGGTGTGGGTGGACTGAATGCCGGGGGTCTTTTGCTTGCGCTTGCGCAGCTTGGCCACCAGCAGGGAAATCCCGGCTTTGACCAGCGAGCGCAACAGGGCCGAGGCCAGCGTTGCCAAGACCGACCCACCCGCAAAGAACGAGCTGACGGCCGCGACGATTGCGCTGATGGGATCGGCTGCCGCAGGGGAGGCCAAAAGCACCAGAAAGAGGACGAGATATAGGCGCTTCATGGGCGGAATACCCGCTCGGCTTTGCACCGGCTCAGAACGCTCGGCCCGGCCAGCGTGAGGACATGAACCTGCGGCCCGCCAATGATGCCGAGGATGACCTCAGACCCATCGCTGAGGGCGGCAATATCGCCAAGCGCTGCGTCGGCGGTGTCCACCTCCGGCATGTAGCTGGCAGCAAGCGCGGCAAGGTCGCGGTAACCTTTGGCGCGCAGGGCCTCTTTGCCTTCCTGCAGCGTGGTGTACTCAATGCCGAGCCGGGCGCGGATGTCGGTTCCGGTCACCAGCTTGTACCAGCCGTGGGCATAGTTGGCGCAATCCACCCGACCGGGGCGAAACCCGCTCCAGCGCAGGCGCACACCGCGCAGGTAGTGCAGCAGCATCTCGGATCTGTCATGCATCACATCCCCCATGGCACGGTCCATTGGCCGGTGATGTCGATGTATTCGCGGCCCCGATCATCCGGGTTGCGGCGTTTGAGTTCGGCGCTCGAGCGCTTCAGCGGCAGCCCGAAGGTCAGCATGCGGGCATTGGTGACCATCACCAATTCGGTATAGCTGGCGTCGCCTTGTTTGCGCTCTTCGGGGGCCTGATTGAGGAACCCTTTGAAGCACCGCACGGGGGTGCCAAGCGGTGCGCCGCTGTCGATGTCCAGCGGGCAGGAATGGATCTCCACCCGCGCCAAGCGTGGCTCATAGGTCTGCATCAGGGTTTTCACCTCTTCGGTGAAGGGCGGCAGCTTCACGCGGTAGTTGCGCACCTGAAACCCCGGCTCCACGATGATCGGCGGCACATCGATCACCTGACCCGCGCCGAAATAGGTGCGGATCTCGCCATCGATCAGAAAGTCCTGGTGGTCATCGCCAGACCAGAAGCCGATCACCTCGGGCAGGCCGGTCTCGCGGTTCTTGGCTTCAATCCACAAAAGGACGCGCGCGTCGGTGCCGCGCCGCTCTTCCAGTTGGCCCTGTGTGACTGCGTCGTACTGCATGTTTACCTCAGCGTCTGGGTCCACTCGAAGGAGCCACCCTCACTCAACCGCGCGCGGCTCTGCCCATATTCAGCGTTGGCAATGCGGGCCTTCAGAACCGGCACGCCAAGCGTGACAGGGCGGCCCACCTGCGCGCCGGGGCGGATGAAGGGAATAACCTCAATGTCGCTGGCAATGCCGGTAACACCGGCCTCAGCGCCGACCACAACGCGGTGGTAGGCATAGCGGGTGGGGTTGGCGCCATAGGTGAAGCCGAGCAGATCACCGGCGGCAATCTTGTAGTTCGCAGGCAGGCCCGAGAGGTCCAGCTCGCGGTTATTGGCGGCAAGGCTGGCAATCTGCGGGTTAGAGGTGCCGAGGATTGCGAGCTGCGGGTCAAAGCGGGTTCCATTGACGCGGGTATCGCGCAGCAACAGGCTCGCGCCGGGTTGCTCCAGTAGGGCGAGCTTGGCCTCAATGGCGGCCCAATAGGTGTGGATCTCTTTGTCCAGAACAATGCGCCCGCGCCACAGCCGCGTGCCCATGCCGTGCGAGATCACCTCACCGCCGCCGGTCTCGGAGCTGGTCTCAGCCCGACCGAGGCGGCAACTGATTTTCTGAATCGGAAGCCCTTCGAAAAAGCTCTCCAAGGGAAGCGGCCAAGAAAGCGCCATCAGCCTACACTCCACGGGTCGTTTAAGTTGCGATTAAAGGCCTCGCCGGAATGCTCGCGGTCGTAATTCTGGTTCACTTCAACTGCGGTCTGGCGGGATTGCTCCTCAACCACGACCCGGAACAGCGGGCTGGGTAGAATGCGGACGAGCGACATGTCCGGTGCTTGCGACGATCCCCCGGCACCCACCGCAGGCAACACCGGCGGCGCGGCGAAGGCCCCGCCATTTGCAAAGGCAGGCAATGCAGCGGGCAAGAGCGACCCAGCGTTGATCGCTTCCAGAAGGTGGCGGTGCTTGCGGGTGGCTTTGGCGTTCACGAAGAACTCGCCGGGGCTGGCTAGGACCAGCTCCTGATCGCTGCGGTCACCGCCCCGGCCTGTGATGATGCCGCCATCTGCGCGCTTTAGAATGCCCCCGATCAAACCGCCGCTCTCATCCGTGCCAAAAGCCCCGGCCAGCGGGCCTTCGCCCAGCAGGCTGGCATGCAGGATCGCGGAGAGAATGGACGCCTTGACCCGGTCCCATGCATCGGCGGCGGCATCGCCGCTGGAAACCAGAGCCGCGCTCACGTCCTGCATGGTCTCGCCCAAGTAGCTGCCCAGCTCGCGGGTCTGTTCAATCGCCTTTTGCTCTTCCAGCCGTTTGCTGATGATCTTTTCCAGCGCCTCGCGCTCGGCATCGGTCGCGGATTTCATGGTCTCGCGGAAACGGATCATCTCTTGCTGAACCGGATCGGTCTCGCGCAGGATCTCCAGCCGTTCCCGCTCGCGTTGCATCAAGCGTTCAATGGCCTCGCGTTCGCGGTCGGCGGATGAGGCGGATCTGCCCCCACCAGACCGGCGGCTTCTGGGATTGGGCGGCAGCACCACACGCGGCAGGCCTTGGTCTTGGTAGACGTATTCCTTATTGCCCGAGCCGGGGCTTTCCCCGCGCGGATCATGAAAATCGGGGTTGGCTTTGGCGGCGGCCATAATCGCCGCCCCTTTTGCTGCCAGCAGTTCATTCTTGAGGCGCTGCGCCTCGCCAGCGGCCAGCGCGATGTTGCCTGCCATATCGACGCCTGCAACGCCGTTGGCGGCATCCCAAGCGGCCATCATCTCCTTTTTGAGCTCTTCTGTGATTGTCAGCTCTTCGACGCGCTGCTCGAACAGCTCGCGCTCGGCCTGAAGGCGCAGCTCTGCCACTTCCACGCTGCCCTCGCCGCTGGTGCGGATGGCCTCGTTAATTTCGGCTTCTAGCTGAAGCTGCTCAATTGTGGACCGCGCAGAAGCGTCCACCTCCAAGCGTGTATCAAGATACTCCTTTGCGTTGGCGGTCAGATCAGACCACAGGTCTTTGCCGGTCTCGCGTAGGTCATCCCATGGTTGGCGAACTGTAGCGCCGAAGGCTTCGAGCTCTTGGATGAGCTGCGCCAGACCGTTGTAGAACTCTTCTTGGCGCGCGCTCAGGTTTTCGATCCCGCCACTGGTCTCTAGCAACACATCTCGGATATCGAGCGCAGCCTTTAGCCGCTCTGCAGGCTCAATCGCGTCACGCATTGCGTCCAAGCTGCTGGCAAATTGTGCGCTCACGGCACGGCCTGCCCGATTGGCGGAACCAAAGCCAAGAAAATCGCCAGCATCGAACATCCGCGACATTTCGGTTGCGGAATTGCCAGCGATGACCAGCCCCCTGATGCTCTCTGAAATCCCGTCGATCTCTTCCTGTGCATCCAGCCTCGCCATTGCGGCTAGGTCCTGAAGCACAGCGCGCAACTCAGGCGAGGCAGACCCAAACCCCTTGATCATGTCAGCGGTGCTTTGAAAGGCCTCTTCTTGACGTTTGCCAAAGACCTCGACGGCATCGCTCATCGCCTGCAGGCGGTCTTCAAAGGTTTCAGCTTCTTTGCTGGCGCTGGTGAGCCATTGAACCGCTGCAGCGCTTGCAGCAATCGAGCCCATGGTGATGAGGTTTAGCGGTGAGATCATATTGATCGCCGCTTGCCGGGTTGCAGCCAGCGCTGCCGCAGCACCACGGTTGCCGAACACCTGCGCGATCTGGGTGCCCTGCTGAATGGCGAGTTGTCGCGGGTCTTGGCCCGCCGCCATCATCACGGCAACATCGTTGAACTGTGCGGTGAGATTGGCGAGACTTCCGGCGGCAAGCTCTTGCGTATCATCGACGTTGCGCAGCCCCGCCACCCAACTGGATGCGCTAGAGCGCAAGTTGCCGAGACGGGTACGCACACCGGACACGGTACGGCCCCAGCGGGTGGAAGATTGATTGGCCTTATCGGTCGACGATACCACCTTGGCCTGCTCTGCGCGCAGGCGCTGGAGTTCCGACTTGGCGTCGGAGCCATCCATCAAGATCTCGCCTTGCACGACAAACGTCATGATTACCTCTCATTCAGCGCGGTCCGCGCTGCGTCCTCGATGATGCGAAGGCCCACCCAATCGGTGGGCGTGAGGGTCAGGCCCTCAAGCCTGAACGCGGGTTCTGCAGCGGCGTAATCAAGGCCGACCCAGAAACGGCTGCCATCGGCCTGCGCCAGAACGCGCCACTGTGTCTGGATGGCAAGGAATGCGAGCAGTGCCGGGCGGTTGCAGCCCCAGATCGCGGCCTCGTCTTGGTCTTTGGCCGACGCGGCGGTGTTGAGCCTGAGGCCGAACAATGCCGCGTCGTCTTTGGTCTCTTCACTGCGCTTGGCAGGGAAGAGGGAGCCGGTCGCCCAAGCGCGACCGGCCCACCTCAGTTTCCCGAGCGCTGATCCGTGACGCCATCGTAATACGCCGCAATAAGAGCGATCCGCACATAGGGCAGCTTGAGGATCTTTTCGCGGATCTCGTCGCTGTAGGGGATTGCCTCGCCTGCGGTATTTGCGAGGTCTTCCATGCCCGCGAGCATCTTGCGCAGCACCTTTTTGACCTCGGCGGCGTTTTGCAGAGGCACACCCTCGATGACCTCATCATCCACCACGTTAAACGCGGCTTTAAAGGTCTGTTCCTCATGGCCTTCGCCCTTGGGAACCTTGACCTTCACAGTGCGGGTGAAACTCGGGGTTTCTTCTACGTTGAACATGATTGAGCCTCTGGATCAGGTGAGTGTCAGGGTGAATTGGTCGTTGCCCGCCTGCGGCAGTGGGACCAGACGCAGCGGCCATTCCTTGACGTTCTGGGCGGTGGAAAGCCCCTGCGGGCGCTGCATCTGCGCGGCGGGCACATCGAGCGTGGCAATCTTGCCCGCGCCGGTGCCATGCGTGAGCTGCAGGGCGGTGGCGCTTTGATCGAGCGCGCGCTGGAACGGGTCGAAGGTCGCAAGCTGAACCGCCTCGACGGTGGTCTCGATGCTCTCTTGCCGGTCGCCAAGTTTGACCTCTTCACGACCAACCAAGAACCGGCCCTCGATCTGGTTGCCCAGATCCATCTGGAACGAGCGCATCACCAGATCCACCCCGTCGATCTGGAACACGGGCGTATTGCCCATGGTGACCACCTGCGGCACGGTCCACGGGGTCAGATCGGCGGTGGGGTAGGCCGCATCTGTCGGCTTCACAAAGAGGCCTTTGAAGGTGAACCGCAGTTTCGGAACAGCCTGCGCCTGCAGGTCCAAGCGCACATTGCCCCGCGCGCCGAGGATCACGTAGCGGGTGGCGTCGATATGCAAATGAACCGTCGCGCTCTCCGGCGCTTGCGTGATCGGGTTATAGATCACGGACGTGCCCGCGTTGATGGTTTCGGCCAAACCGCAGGCGCGCAGCAGCGATCCCCATGCGGGGGGCGTGCCTGCCACGCCGGATGGGGCAAGTTCCACATCAAACGTGATTTCGCTCATCAGCTCGGTGGGGATCGTCGCGTCCGCACCAAAATAGGGCCGTTCCAGATCCCGCGAGACGTCCGTGCCCTCCATGGGCTTGAGTTGCACATCCTGCGCAAGAATGGCGTTTGCAGCGCCGCTGGGGGCGGCGTCGGTGCCATAGGTCGCCTCGGTTTTGACCAAGAGAACCTTTTGCTTCCAGTTCAGGGACATTTAGGCTTCCTTCTTTTCCGTGGGCGCTGCAGCGCTGCGCGGGGGCTTTGGCTTGGTGGCCTCGGTTTGCTTCAGATTGCCGCTGGTCTGGACGACATAGCTGCCACCGGACGTCGGGAGCTTGGGCTTTTTGGGCTTGGTCATTGCACCGTGATCCTCAGTTGGTCGTTGATGGAAAATTCAATCATGTAGAAAAGCGCGCCGCCGCTGATCCCGGCGACATTGCCTTGGCGCAGCTCAAAGACGCCAAACGCCGATCCGGGCGACCAACCGGCCAAGGCCTCCATCACCTGCTGGATTGAAGGGCGCAGCTTTTCGAGGGCTTGCGAGCCGGTCTGGTCGTAGGACCGGGCCACCAGCAACACGCCGATGGTCTCGACATAATCCTGCATAAAGATGCCGGTGGCGTCGGGGGCGCGGCGGCCCTGCAAGCCAATCGGCACCACAAAGGCGGTGGAGTTTTGCGGGATGCCGCGATCCTTCAGGAGCTTGGTCAGGTCCACGGATGTCTCGATCCGGTCCGCAAATTCGCTCACACGGGTTTCAAGGCGCTCTTTGACAGCATCCAGCATCAGATCCACCCCCTGAGGCTGTCTTGCGTCAGCGGGCGCTCGCGGTCGGTGGTCATGACGCCCTGACTGCTGTTCGTCTTGGGCGTGACACCGGCCACGTCCAGAACGATGACCCCCTTCGCGATGTCGCGCAGTTGGGTCATGGCTTCGCGGTATTCGGCCTCGATCTGCTTCGGGGCCTCGTAGAGGTGCATTTTCCAGATGGCGATTGCGCGGCTTAGGGGCGGAACCTGCGCGGGCACCTCAGACAGCGGGAGTTGATAGCGCCCCTTCAGAAAGCCATCGATCACCGCGTCGGCTTCGGCAATGGCTTGATTGACCGTGTCCAGATCCACCAAGCCGGTGGCGGCGTCGCCCCGATCTGTCAGGGCGATCAACATGTTTTCGCCATAGCGATCGATCAACTCGTCAAGGGATGTGTAGGTCATCTGCCAGCGCTCCGGTGGGGGTGAAACGGCCCGGCGACGCGAGGATCGCCGCCGGGCCAAGGCTCCGTTTGCCGGAGCGAAAGCGGCTCTTGGGGCAGAGCTGGCCGCTTTATTCGTCCACGCCTTCGACGTGATAGGTGGTGATCAGGCGGGGTTCAGCCTTGAGCGCCAGCTCCTCGGCCTTACTCAATTCATCGAGCGGGATATCGACGGGCTTGGGGCCAAACCGGCGGCCTGCGCGGCGGAACCCCTGTTGAGGTCCCAGCACGCGCAGAAACTTGCGACCATGAAACTCAGGCGGCGTTGCGTCTGCGGTTGCCGTGGCCTCGCCTGCATCGGTGATTGTCACATCACCTGCAGACATGGCCGCCTGAATGAGAGCGCCCTCAAAGGGGTTTTTCTCACCGTCACCTGCTGGTGGCGTGGCGGTGTCAGCCTCGCCCCCAGAGCCGGGGGCGCTGGTGTCGCCGCCGTTGTCTTGGTCTTCGCCGGTATCACCGCCACCAGAGGCCGGTTTCGCCTCGGCCTCTGCGATCAGCTCCTTGAGCTTGGGGGTCGAGAGGTTCGCCGCGAACTCAAGTTCCAGATCATGCGCACGGGCTTTGAGGTCATCACGTTCACTCATCGGTCAGCTCCTTATGCCAGCCACGGAGTGTTGAGCAGCTTGGCGGTGCCCTTCCACTCGTTGGTTTCGCCGCCTGCGCCCATCTCGTTGTTCAGCAGCTTGCGCGCGGCGCTCTCATTGCTCGGCCCGACGACCAGCAGGGACGGGCGGATGCCCAGTGGGCGACCGTGATCGCCTTTCATGCCAGACAGTGCCGCGCGCGCCTTTTGATAGTTCGCGGCGTTGAGCGGTTGCTTAGACCCCCATGCCATCTGCCAGAAGCCAAAGCCGGTATTGAACCGGGCGTCCGCGCCGTAGATGAACTCCTTGTTCATGAACACATTGGTGTCCGTCAGGTTGTCCATGTTCACGAACTCGAAATCCTTGCGGCGCTGTAGGATGATCGGTTTCAACGCGCGGGTGTCGTCGATCAAGAACCACGGCTCACCTGCGCCGCCATCGGTATTGGCGACCGAGACCTCGTTGCCGCTTTCATCCAGAACCGGGTGGTCGGTGTCGAAGAACGGCTGGCCATCATAGCAGTTGAGGTCGAAACCCTTTCGCAGGGTGTCGCCAAAGACCAGCAGGTCTTTTTTCGCCCCTGTCGATGCGCCCATCTCGCTGAACAGCGGCGCATAGATACCGAGGTTGTCGGTCTCGATATCGTCGCGGTCCACCCCGATGGTGAGTTCCCACGGCTTTTCCGCAATGGAATAATCGTGCTGGCTGAGGTTCTGGATTGCACGCGGGCCGATCCATTCCCGCACATTCGGCAGTTTGCCGAGCCAGCCGTATTTTTGCTCCTTCGTCATCGAGGGAACTTCGGTGGCGACGCTGGTCCAGTCGGATGAAGCCTGCCCCAGACCGTTCTGGAAGT